TCGTTACAATCATATTTTAATTCTTCAATTGCTTCATTCTCCGTCATGTTTACACCTCCAACAGTTCCGGATTATCAATCATGTTGCCGATCACTTCAAAATTCTCTGAATCAAAATCATCCAGTTCCTCGTAGTCATCACAGCCCGGCTCATTCGTACACCATCCGTTTTCATGCCACACGACACGCTTTCTCGTCTCATCTTCTGGAAACTCAACGTCGATATGCCCTGAAAGAATATCATTCTCAAAAATCAGCTTTCCGTTCTTATCCTTAAATCCGGTGCACCAACAAATTGTGGATGGATCAATTTTCAGAGCATATAAATCTGATGCGTAACTAGGGACGATATAGTATTTTTCTCTTCCGGTAAATCCATATCGTACCAAACCGCCAATAACCCATTCGTCGTTATCAGTTCGTTTTGCTTTGCATAAATATCTATCTTCCATCCTTTTCCTCCATTTCTTTCAACTTGGCTTCTGCTTCCTCTTGTGATAAAAACCAGGTTTCCTTGTACATTTTTTCTGACAGGATTCGGTCTGTACCATATTCCCGATCTTTGTCACACTCCATGTACCATCCTTTTTCTGTAAAAGTAATAAAGGCTACTTTCTGATGATAAATTTTATTGTTCTCCGGGTGCAGACTTAAAATATTTAATTCATAATTGACTTTGCTAGGAATTAAATATACATCTGAGCCAATTCCACACGGCAACCGCAGAAGTAATCCCAGCTCTTCGGCTTGCTCTCTATTTGCAAGTCTTTCCGCAATCTCTTCCAGGGCTTTGTATCTTCCATCTTTCGCAAGCTGGGTAATGGTAATTCCCTCATCATCCGGTAAATCTGCTGGATGAAATAAAACTTCTCCATTCTCTGCCACATATGTTAATTTCTCCATGCTATCCCTCACTTTCTGCCTTAATGCACTGTTTCATGTCTCCAAAATATCCGATTGTTCGAACGCTTTCTTTTTCATTGCCGTCCTTATCCTGTCCGGCATATCTCTGTCTCAGGGTGTGATTCAGAGAATCAATCTCCACAAAATATCCATTCTGCAGTTCCACAGTTAACTTGTCCATCAACCATTCCTCCTATATTTCATACGTCTTTCCGATAAAACGCTTGTCAATGTACTTACATTCCCATTCCAAAACACTTGCGATCCCTGTCATGGTTTCATATCCGGTAGCAAGGCAGTTAATTAAATATCTGATTCTCTCATAAACCTGTCTGATCTGATTTCCCGAAAATTTAAACTGTGTTTTAAGGCAGACACCCAACATAGCAAAATAATTAAATACCTGTGCCAGTAAAAACTTATTTGCCTGTATCATGCAGTTCGGTGCAATCTTTCTCTCTACCAGATAAAAGCTCTCACGATACGGAATCTTATTAGTTTCCTCTCGCACGTCAATCTTGCATTTATCTTTCAGATAAAAACCAAGTTCCTCGCCTGTCGTTCCATCCTTTGCATTCTCCACATATGCATCAATAGTCTGCTCAACCTTTATGATTCTTTTGTGTCCGAATCCGAACTTATCATGCAGTGCCTGATATGCCATCATACGGACGTTATAATAGGATTCCTCTATTAGATAATCCGCATTGCTTTGTGCCTTGGCGTGTCTCTGTATTCCGATCAGTTCACTCTTGGAATATCCAAGTGGCTGCATCCGCTTTTTCTTTCTTGCCAGTGCATTACTCATTTGCTCTTCCATCTCCTCTCTACATCCTCAAAATGGCTAAATACAAGACTTTGAACATATTTTGATATATTTGTCCGTGCATATTTTTTAATTAGCATTTCCCCTGCTTCCATCATTCCTTGGAACCACTCATCTTCGTTATCAGCTTCATAAAACTGCTGCCGGAATTTATAATAGTCATTAAAAAACTGCCATTCTTCGGAACCTTTTTCAAATTTCTTACTTGCCATAATCATTCACCTTTTAATCAAATGGTGTGCTGCCACATACTTCTCGGAAACCGTCTTTCTGTCGCATCCGTGCTTGAATCTGTTCAATGGTTTCGGTTCGCTCCATAAATTCCATACTATCACCTTCAAACTGAACAACTTCTCTAAACGGTGTACCCTGTCGATTCTTTTCAACTTTCAAGCCTTTAAATTTTCTGTCTTCATCCAAATTCCACATAAGAATAATATTGGAAGCATCCTGCTCAATATCTCCGGATTCTCTTAATTCGGACATTGTAGGCTCTTTCGTTACATTCATTTCCGATACTCGGTTAAGCTGTGACAATAGGATGATCGGAACGTGAAGCTCTCTCGCAAGTGCTTTGAATTGCTTCGAAACTTCCCCGACTTCGGATGCACGATTATTGAACTTCCGGTTACACCGTACCAATTGCAGATAGTCAACTACGATCACGTCATATCTTTGATGCCTGCATTGCGTTCTTATTTCCTCAATAACATTTGTCTGATCGTCAATTGTGATCGGATATTTTTCAAGCTCATCATTTGCCTTGTCAAAGGCTTCTTTCTCTCCACCAAGAAAAGCCTTTGCCCTGCGAACTCTTGTCAGACCAATCTTTGACATTCTTGAAACAAACCTTTCATAAATCTGACTGTTGTTCATCTCCATGTTGTAGTAACAAGTGTTATAGCCTTTTCTTGCCATATTCTCGATTATTTGTGCCACAATAGCAGACTTACCAACTCCCGGTCTCGCAGCAACAACTGTAATGTCTCCGCCTTCAAGACCGCCAAGGCAATCGTCAAGATGGTAAAATCCTGTCTTTACCCTGTCCTCTCCAACATCATCATTGAAGTATTTATCTTTGTTCTCTGATACGATTTGCTTCATCAACTTAGATTTCTTCAACTGATTAACTTGGATTTCTTCAAGCCTTGTAAGAACTTCCGCGATCGAATTATCAATATCACATGGTCTAAGGCTCACTCTCTGGAAAAGGCTTTTTGTTTCCCTTACCCGCCAATCCTTAATGACTGCATCCGCATAACTTTTTATTGCCGTTGAGACTGGGGTAACAGATATGCATTCTTTCAATTCGCTTGCAATTATTTCCGGCTCCCATTTGTGGTTTTCAAGTGACTGAGACAGTGAAACGACATTAATGTTTTCTCCACGATCATACATGGCAAGCATTTCAGCAAAAGCATCTTGGCAAAATTCAGAGCTGAACATTTCCGGCTTCAATTTGTTATAAACCTTGTACATGGAATCATTGTCAATCAATACACATCCGATCACTCCAATTTCTGCTTCCGTCAACTGCTCTCACCTCGCTTTCGTTTCTCAACTTGACGAATCCAGTAATCGCAATCCTCTTTCAGCCAGTCTCCGTATTTTGGTATGTAGCGATAATTCGTATCATCCGGATTCTTCTCTATATAGTCAGTAACATATGCCACTGTAGCCTCATATATCAGCTTTGCAACGGCTTTCCTGTTCGGCTCGATAACTTCTAAAAGCTTGTCCATCCATGCTACCTTGGCAGACGTTAACGACGTTTTCTTTGGATATGCATTGATCGTGTATTCCCATCCCCATTCCGCGTCAAAGTCCAAATCAGATGCAGGCACGCTTTCTTTTGTATTTTCTTTCTCTTTCTCTATATCTGTATCTATATCTTTCTCTATATCTATCTCTACATTGCAATTTTGTTGCAAAATGTTGCACTCCGTTGCTCCACTGTTGCATTGCAACGCTTTTTGTGCATTTTCCCTAGATTTACGACTTCTTCTTGTACTTGCAGTCTCACTTCCTAGGTTATCTTGCACAAATGGCAACTTGTACTCAATGGAATCTGATGTTTCAAGCAATCCGCAGGAAAGAAGATACTGAATCGTTACTTGAACATTGATTTCGTCCTCGTCAATATCAAGGGCGATCTCTTTGTAAAATTCATCTTCCAAGCCGGAATACTCTAAGTAGCCGCCCTTTTTCAACGACAACAACTGCATCTTAAGGTATATGATCGTGTATGTATCGCCGCCTGCCATCTTTCGGAGTTTTTTGATTCGTTTGCTATCAAAGAAATCATCCATCAGTTTAAGCCAGTAATACCGCTTATTCTCCGCCATTTTCACTACCTCCAAGCAATTCAATAACCTTTGCCCCAGCATCTTCCGGGCGACAAAATACGAACTCAACGCCATACTTAAGTTGCATTGTCAGCATAGCTTTTGCCAATACCTTGCCAGATGTCGGCTTTGTTTTCGGTAGCGATACATTCAGCAATTTTCCAAGTGTGTGCATATATGCAATATTGTTATACCGGTCCACTCGTGGATTATGCCATGTAAATACATCATTGACGGAATACACCTTGTCTGTATTTTCAATAAGCACATATAGCTTAATTCCGTTGTTCTGCGCCAAAATACACTCGTCACGGAATCTCGGATGTGCTTTTCCACAGATATTCCCTGCAATTTCCTGCATGTCCTTTTTCGTGTCAACGGAAACATCATATGTGCCAAGAAAATCCATCTTTTTAAGTTCCATTTTTCTAGCTGATTTTCTATGGATAACATCCTCTACCTTGTCTGTGGCAATTATGTAATCTCCAACCGGCAATGGTGCACGCAAGACTTCCATATCGTGGCTTTTAAAATATCTATTCTTAAGGATATGTAAGCCCTCTTTCTGTCCTTTATCCTCAATTATTAACACGTATTCTCCTTTCTGGTGGTCACTTTTAGCAACCGCCAAAGGTATCTCATGGCTTTCAATTTAGTTTTGTGATATATTAAATTCCATACCAAAGTCAGATACCGCATAAACTGGTTTCTTTTATGCTTTCACATTGGTGTTTCAACCTATCAAAACGGGCAAAGGTTCATATCAACCTCTAATCCTTTTTCCGCTATATAAACATCCGCTCCATATTTAACTGTTTCTTCTGTCTTTTGTTTGAATAATGCCGAATCTGCTGATTTATCTGATAAGTGAATTAGAACGACATTTCGCAATGCCGGATTATCGTTAGTAGAAATAAAGTCAAGTGCCGTTGGTAAGCTCATATGACCTCTTAATCTGTGTTCGTAATTTGGCTCTTCTCGGTTCACAAACTGCATATCATAGTTGGCTTCCACCATGATGTGATTAACACCATTAAATCTCCATCTGACGTATTCCGTGTCTGTTGCATACACCAAGCTGCCAATATCCGGGTGTGTGATGTAAAATCCGTAGCAGGGGCACTCTGAACCGTCTCCGTTGTTGTGTAGCCATCTGCCGGACTTATCCCGGTTTTCAAATGCTCGTATGCTAAAGCTTTCTTTCCCAAACTGTAGGATATTTCCATCTATCAATTTGAACGGCTCCCACACTGGAATACCGGCTCTAACATACTGAAAGAAGTACTGATGATGGTCTGAATGTATGTGGGTTGTGATTACTGCTTTAATCTTTCGCACATTGAAATCCAGTGCTTTCTTAACTTCCATAAACGGCAATCCTGCTTCAATAATTAACGCTTCGCTTTCATTTTCCAGTATGTAGCAATTACCGGATGAACCAGAGCCTAAGGCTTTAAGTTTCATACCTCTTTCACCTCAATTTTCAAATATGTGTTTATTATCGATTATCCAAGGATGTTTCGTGTAGTCTATATGGCTTGCCGCATTTGCAACTGTTTTCCGTAGCATCTTTAAATGTTCCTCACAATGCTTTCTTCCAGATACCGCCGGTCTACCACAGATTATGCACAATCCTTTATCCTCCCGGTACTCCCTTTGGCTTGTGGACTTCTCGCACGAACGCCTCTTTGCCAAACACCTGTTGCATAAAACAGTTCCGCATACTGCATTACGTTTTCCACACTTCACGCATATTCCACTGGACTTATTCATGTAATATCTGGTACGGACTCTTTCTTTCCGTGCTTCTGCCTGTTCCGGTGTTTCCCTTGCAAGTCTCTTAGCTTCTACCTTCGCTTTCTTCTCCCGGCACTCAGCGCACATTTTGTACTGCGTTCCCAATATGCCTTTGTGACATCTGGAGCATATACCAAGAGATACATAAGGGTCTTCCGCTTTTTCTCTCATTCGGCATCCTCCAAAAACCATATTCCTTCCGGTTTTAAAAAGTTGCCCTGAACAATGTTCTTTCTGAATATACTTTCTGCTGTCGGTGCAAGATCCGTAAGTCTCTGTATGCTCTCTTCTATGTTGTCTGCCAGAATATCAATGCCGAATAATGTCTCTGCAGCTTCCGTTTCAGTCATTCCTATTGACAGTTTCCGTTTCAAGATTTCCACAAGGAAATTTCCAGTACCACACGCAGGCTCCAACACTGTTCCTCTCCAACACTCTGCACCACCATTTTCATCTTCCAACATATTGCACATCTTTTGTACCATCCAGCCCGGCGTATAAACTTCTCCAAACTTTTTGACGCGTTCTCGGCTTTTTGTAATTTTTTCTTTCTGCCTATTTTCCATTTCTGTGATAAAACTCACTCCTCACATCAATAATCTGTCTTGTCTGTCCCAACAATGCCCGATTATGCTTTGCCCTCTGCTCATTGTCACAGATAAATTGCTTGCAAATTTCTGGTCGAACCGGATAGATTCTGCATTTCTCGCAACTCTTATCCGTATCAAGAAAAGGGCATGTCATATCATACGTTCTATTCGCAGTGGGAAGAAGATGTTTGCACTCTTTGATATGGTTCTTACGGATATATCTGTGAATTGCATCTACTTCCTTTCTGCTCATTGGCAAAAGGTTGGAACAGCAGTTACCGCATTGGCTACATTTTCCATCTTTGCAGAAATTGTAAATGTTATCTTTCATGCCTTTCTGCACGGATTCTAAGACTGATATAACTTCCATAGGCTACTCCAATTCTTCCTCTGCCGGGAACTGAAATACTTTCATGTAATTCTGGCTTGCATATTTTTGATATTCTTCTCTAAGCATTTCCATGGCTTTCTTTGCCTTTTCTTTCGTGGAATATTTAGCTGTTATTGAAGTCTCATTGTCTCCGATTGCCTGCATCCGGACAAATGTTGCTTCTTTCGCCCTTGTATCAATAAAAACAATGCTATTTTCGTACGGAAAATCCAATGTGCCGTCCTGTGATATAACTCTCATGGCAACCTCCTAATCTTTCATAAAGTCCGGCAAATTCTCGTCATTCTCTGCCGATTCAACAACTTCCGCTTCGACTGCTGCGCTTTCAACTTCTTTTGCTTCCGCATCTACAACAAAATCCTCTGAATTGGCGTTCTCGGCAATTTCTTCCTGCGTCTGCTGATAAGTTTCATCCATCTGCATAAGAGACTGTTTTGCAATAGCATTAAGGTCTTTTGGATGCTTTTTGATTGCATTATTACGCATCTTTCGAACAATCATGGATTCCGATGTATCAAGCCATGCGGCACTCATATATGGTCTTGCAACTTCACAAGCAAGCATATCTTCAATAGTCTTACAGTCTAAAAGTGCTTCCAGAATTTCATTTTTCTTTTCTGCAATAGCTTTCTTTTCTGCTTCTGTTGCATCATAACGTGTCTTTTTACCGCCTTTTACAAGTCCGAAAGTTTCATTCAACAGGTTATTACGGACATGAGCGAAAAGATTTCCTTTTACGCTTTCACGCTCTGCGATCATGTACTCGATTTTTCCATCATTCATTTCAACAGGATAAACAACACGGATTACTTTCTGTGATAATCCTTTTTCTTCCCACTCCGGCGGTGTAACTTCAACACCTCTGTGCTTCGGATATGTAAATTCATCCCCTTCTTTCACAAGCCATACTGGATATACCTTTTTAACATCAACACCAAAGTTACGAAGAAGTGCATCGTTGCCGTCTCCCTCGATTCCCATTTCGACTTCCTTATACCAATTCCCGCTGGCATCCTGTTTGCTTCTCAACTGGAAGTAGCACTCCCTCGGCACTGCATTGGCATTAAGTTGAAGGCTTGATACCTGTCCAATAACCTGTCTCAAATTAGAACCATTTAAGTTGCTCATAGCGGCTTTGTTAGATGTAACAAGGTTGTAAATTGCACTCATAGATGCCATAGCACACTGCTTGGAATAATCATCAAACACAAGTCCATGCTCCGCAAAATCACGCTCCATAAGTCCTGTGTACTGGTTCGCATAATAAGAAAGCTGTGTATTCATTTCCTGTTTTCCCTGTGCCGCTACTTCCTGTTTTTTTGTTTCTGCCATAATTATTTTTCCTCACTTTCCATGATGATTTTTAATTTGTTTTCTGCTATTTCAAACTTTTCTTTTGCCGATTCAAGTTCCTTTTCTGCGACTTCTCTAAACTTTTCTTTTGCATAATCGTAATTCGGCTTTGTAAGGAAAATATTTTCATAATAGCCAGTAATTTTCCCTTCGTCCTCTTTTCTAACAAAGCTCATGCAATTTGGAAAACCTCTTTTCTTATCAACTGGATAATATGTCTTTGGTTTTTCAATCACTTCCACTTCTGTGACGGAGATTCCGTCCGAATTAAGTCCATAAAAATAAAGTTTCACTGCTTTTCCTCGCTTTCCTCATATTTCTTCACAACCGCCACCTTATCAGCACCGTAGGTTTCTACCCACTTCATATCCACGGTTTCATCCGTAACTGTCAGCTTCGCACATTTGGCATTTACAACCGTGTCACCGGCTTTTACATCGTCTGATGTAGCAAATATATATGACCGGATCTGGTTTGGATATTTTGCTTTTATGTAATTCATTCTGATACCTCCTCAATCTCTCCATTTTCAATCGTATACCAAGTATCCGGCTTGATATTTTCCCCATCAACCTGCACCATCTTTGCGCCGTTAAGAACCCATGCACTCTGGTTATTTCTGTCATATTCCGTATTATCTTCTGAACCAGTGTATTCCCAGTCTGCAAAAACAAGAAACGAGCCAATAACACCCTTTGCTTTTGATTTGTAACCCCAAGCAACAGCGACCGCATCTTTGTCTTCTGCCGAGGATGCTCCCTTGTATCCGGTTGCCGAGGATGCTCCGCAGTTTCCGGT